GCATCATGTGCAGAATCCAAAAGTACTTTAGAAACAGTGTAATCAGGAAGAAAAGATTTCATCCTGAAAAAAAGCGTGCAGGAATCCATGTGAATCATGTTTTGAAGCACAGCAAAAATGAGGAAATACCGGTAAGTCACTTTGCGAATCAACAAGCATGTATAGATTATAGCCATGATAATAACAGTCATGGGAAGAATCCCAGCCGATATCACAATCAGGCTGGGAAAAGTAGAGATTCCGAAAGATTATGGTAAAAGATAGGAGTTTACATGAAAAAGAAAAACACCATGCCAGAGAGGGATTGGCAGCAGACCCATGAAAAAATCAGGCGGAGGGAGCTGCGTAAGTGCATACTTGTGATGGGCTTGACCGTTGCGATGGTTGCCAATACTGTAGACCTGTCCGCACTCTCGGTTTCTGCAAAAACCGATGAAAGTGAGACAGGTAAAACGACTATTGTTTCCTTTGAGGAGCTTTCAAAGGACATCACGGAGCAGACCCTGCCCATCGGTGCGCTTGAGAGCGACATCAAGTTTCCGACCAGCCTGACCGTTACGGTAGAAAAGACCACGCAGGCGGATGAAAAGGAAGCCGACGATGAAGAAGATGCTTCCGAGACGGGAGATACAGAGAAGGACGATGCGCAGAAGGATGACAGTAATGGAGATACTGCGTCCTCTGATGATAAGAAGGATACAGCATCCTCAGATGAAAAGGATGGCGATTCCGGCAATGCGGATGCTTCCGATAAGTCTGGTACTTCTGACAATGGAAATGCAGATACAAAGGATTCGGATACATCAAAGGATTCTGGAAATTCTGACAAATCAAACAACCCAAATGGCTCTAGCAGCTCTGATACAGAGGATACACAGGCACGTGCCGACCTACCCTCTGCTTTTGGTGCGCTTATTGGCCAGATGGCGGATGCCCTTCTGCCGCATAAACTCATAGTATACGCGGCAGAGAAGGACGATGCCTCTGACACAGCAGCCACATCCGACGGTGCAGACAATGCAAAGAAAACCGACACAGCATCTACATCCGATAATGCAGACAGTGTAAAGACGACAGGCAGTTCTGACGCAGCAGCTTCCTCTGATACCGAGACAACGACGGAGAAAATCCGCCTGGAAAACATCAAGTGGGAGCTGAATGTGGAAGAGAGCGACGCAGAAGAATTTGACAGCAGTGAAGCGTCAAACGGCTTCTGCTATGCCTATACGCCGGTACTGCCGGATGAGGATGGAGACGGCAACCAGCTCGTATTGGGTAAAGACGTGGAGCTTCCGACCATCTATGTGCTCGTAGGCGAATATGGGATTGCGCTGCTGGCTGCTGGAACGATTGAAGTAACAGAAATGAAAGCTGACGGGACTGTACAGAAAAAATACAACGCTCAGGACCTTGCAACATGGATTGGCGGGCATGGAAACGCAAACCTGGAAAAAGTTTCCATTAAACTGTTGAATGATGATGCCTCCATAACAAGTGCGCTTACCATTGGTACCGGTTTGGCAAAAGAGATAGAGCTGGATTTGAATGGCCATACATTGACACTACAGGGGGACAATGCGCGTTTATATTTTAAAAGAGCAAATATAACAATTACCTCGTCCGGCTCGAATGAGGGAACAATTACAGGCAGCTATCAATATGGGAAAGATAGATTCAAAGGAGATGGACTGATAACTGTAGAGAGGAATGTGCTGACAATTGAGCATGTCACAATCAAAAATGCTGGAAAGGGTTCCGCAGTTGCGATGTGGAGTGGTGCGACCTGTACCATTGACAAAGCAAATATTAGTGGAAGTAATGGTAGTCAGGAAGGCGTCATTACTATTTGTGACAGTAACGCCTGTACAATTACCCATACGGAGGTGACCGGAAATGTTGCGTCTGGCTATGGCGCTATTATGTTTATGGACAGCTGCTCCGACTGTACCATTGGTGATGGCGCAGTTATTAAAAATGAGAACAGTGGGGGTTACTGCGTCAAAGTCAATGGTAATTATAACGTTAAAATTACAGTTGAGAAAGACGCTACTTTAACGGCGAATACTGGCAGCGGTACTATAATGAATACCAGCTATGGTAAGGTAGCCGTAGTCATCGAGGGTGGAACCTTTAATGGACGTCTTTT